ATAAGAAGAGATAAGTATCTGAAGCTGTTACGCGCAGGTCAGGGAAGAAGCGTATCGGCGGCGGGAGTAGGACTGGATCGTCATACTATCCAGAAGTTCAAAGAAAAGAATGAAGAATACGCGGATGAATGTGAACAGGCCGAACTCGATGCAATTGGGAAGGTAGAATCATTGCTGATGAAGAACTGCGAGAAAGGGAAGGAAGCGTCAATATTCTTCTTCCTCTGTAACAAGGACCGGGAACATTGGCAGCATCGCCAGAAGATCGACGCTGATGTGAAGGCAGAGGTGAAGACGCAGACTTCTTATGATGTGTCTTGGGGCAGCAGACTGGCGGATGAGCCTGAACCGAAAGAAGGGTCAGCATAAGCAATAAGACTACTATCTCTGTGGACTTCAATCCGCATACAGCGCAACAGGAGTTGATAACTTGCCCGGCTCGCTTCCAAGTCGTATGTTGTGGAAGGCGTTGGGGAAAGACTCTTTACGCATTGAACAAGCTCTTTAAGGCGGGGATGGAAAAGCCGGGACAGTATTGGTTTACAGCGCCGACGTACAAGATCGGAATCAAACCAAAGTGGGATGCTTTTACACATGTATTCAGAGACTTCATCGAGTACAAGAATGAATCTGATCTGCGTTGCCGTCTGGTCTCGGGAGCGCGGATAGACTGGTTATCTCTCGAGCAGTACGATAATATCCGTGGAGAAGGTCTCATGGGTCTTATCATGGATGAAGCAGCACAGGTGCATCCGGAAGCATGGTCGTCCGTTCTACGCCCTTCCTTGATGGATAGGCGGGGATGGGCATTATTCATTAGTACACCGAAAGCGCGGAACTGGTTCTGGAAGTTGTTTCGAAGAGGGGTATCAGATAAGGGAAAGAATTCAAATTACAAAGCATTCCGGTTCCCATCGTGGAGCAATCCTTATCTGTGGAAGTCGGAGATTGACGAGATTGCGGAGGACTTGACTGAGACGCTATACCGGCAGGAGATTGGAGCGGAGTTCCTTGAAGATGAATTGGCGGCGATCAAGAATGTAGATGCTCTCTCCATAGCTCCTCAAGAAGAGCTGCCCCGTATCAACAAAACGTACATTGCGGGTGTTGACTTGGCGCGGAAGAAAGACTGGACTGTCATAAGTGTCTTTGATGTAACAGGGGTCTTTCCGGTCGAGGTTGCATTGTGGCGGGCGAATAAAGTATCGTGGGATGAGATTCTCGGAATGGTTGCGAGAGTATGTAAGCAATGGCGGTGCAAGGCTATCGTTGATGCGACGGGACTTGGAGACATCGCTTGCAATGAGTTGCGGAAGAAGGGCGTGGTATTAGAAGAGTACATGTTTAATGAGCAGTCGAAGCGCAACCTTATCGACAACATGATTATCCGGTTCGATAACAGGGCGGTGAATATACTCAAGCATGACATCGCTAATGACGAGATGAAGGCATTTGAAATGGTGACAAGCCGTACAGGTAAAGTAAGTTATGGTGCTCCTCATGGAGATCACGATGACTGTGTGATTGCAAGGGCATTGGCATTATGGGAGTCGAGAGCAGGGAGAGTACAGACTACCGCTATCATGCCTGACCCTCCGCAATTTGCCCGCAATAAAGGATTTTGGGGTTAATTAATTATTCTTGACAAAAGGTGACTTGATCGTGATTTTTGAAAAAACCCACTATTCTATACTTTGTTCCTCAAACTTTGGCGAAAAGTCAACAAAAGTCAAAAAGGGGAACACGGGGTTTTTGCGAGATTTGGACGCATTTGCTCATTCTGAAGCGACTCGGTATTTAGGATTACTTCTAACTATTGGTATTCTTTGGGGTTAAAAAGAGGCAGGTTTGAGGATACTTCTTTTTGTCAAGGGCTAATAAAGGTTGATTATCTCTGGTATACTTCTTTTTGTCAAGGGATTAAAATGGAAACACAAAGAGGATAAAACATGAACGAACCTATGAAATATAGCTCTTCTGATGCGACAAATGCTGTTCTTCATGCTCTTGAGAGAGACTATAAGGACATCATTAAGAGCAGGAAGCATATTTTTGGTTCATGGGATATGGCTCCAGAAGATCCATCGTTTGCTCTCCGTAAAGATCTACAGGCATACATTAAGATGCGTAAATATCACATGATTTCCGCTGCTCTTGACCGGAGAACTGATCCGGTAGCTGGGGCTGATTGGGATATTGTGGCTCAAGATGCGGAGGGAGAGAGGTATGATGAATGGGTAAAAGAAGCGATTAAGTCGATCCCGAACTTTACGCAGATCCGTAAAAACATGTTAGAAGCCGTGTTTCAAGGCGTATCGTTCAATGAGATTATCTGGCCGTGGACCGAAGTAAAGATGACCAACCCGATGAAGCCTGAAGAGACAAGCGTTTCTTATGAGATTCCTCCGTCAGGTAACATCATTCCGAAGTCGATTGAGTGGCGTCAAAAGGCGTTGTTCGATTTCAACAAAGACGGAGAGTTGGTCTTAAAAGGTGATAAGTACAGCTTTAAGAATGGCGGCGGAACAAAGATAGCCAAGAATCATTACATTGTTCACACGTATGGCGTTCAAGAATCCACTTCTTCGGTTCAGATATACAATCACTTGTGGGGTCAGGGAGAGGCTGATGTCTTGTATTGGCCCTTCTACTGGTGCAGCATGGCTCTGAAGCGCCTGATGATTATCTTGGATCGTGCAGGGCTGATTCCTGAAATAGAGGTAATGGAAGGCGCGACTCAGACAGACATCGCTAATGCCATCAGAATGCTGACTTATTTCTCGGCGGCGGGAGCTATTGCTAAGCCTGCTAACATGAATATCAAGTACAGAGATGTTGCGCCAAATGCTTACGATACTTTCCAATCGTTTATCAGATACATTGATGATGCGATTGCCAAAGTTCTAATTGGTGCCCCGCTGTCAATTAACGTGCCGGAAGGGAATGCTTCTCGTGCGATGGCGTCTGTTCAGCTTGATCCGTTCTCTGATAAATTGAATCGTGATTCGGGATCGCTCGATGAAACCATATCGGAACAGCTTATCAAAGCTCTCTTGAGATTCAATTTCCTCGGTGATAGGGTCGATCATCCCGACTTCAAGAATCTCTTATTCATTGGTAATCCCCGGCATCCGGAGCCGAAAGATGCAGTATTTGGCAGATGGATGCAGGCAGCAGCAATCAAACCTGTCTCCAAAAAAGCCATAGAAGAGAAGTTCGGTATTGTTTTCAGCAAGGGTAAGGATGATAACTTTGGTGGACAGCAAGGTATGATGGGAGCGCCGGGAGCGGGTGGTATGAATGGGGGAGGCATAGGAGCAGGAGCATCAGGGACAGAGCAACCGCCTTTCCCTCAAGGACCGGACTATTATAGTGAGGAAGAGGGGGATAAGGAAGCTACACAGCAGACGGAGCAGGTTGATAGTATATATGAGGCGGCAAAGGCTGCGGGTCAGACAGAGCTCAATAAGCTGTTCGGACGCATGTCAAAAAAAAAACGCCCGTATTCATAGAGGATTACTGGTCTGACGAAGAGATGTTTCCCTTCGTTCAGGCAGTAGCCGCGTCAATGACATGGGCGGATATGGCGGGAAGGGCGAGGATTTACGATGAGGCAAGGAAGGCAGGGACGAAGTTACCGAGCAAAGACAGCTACAACTATTTGCTGATAAGAATAATCTCACGTTGCCTGACGTAACACCGGATGAAGCGATAAAGTATTGGGGAGAACGAGTACCGTATTTAAGGACAGACCCGAATTTGAACATGGCGAGTATTTTATATACGAAACGTGCTTGGACGGTTGCGAAAGTATTCAGGAAGAACTTGGTCGAGCAGATCGGTGGTCACGTAAATAAAGCATTGAAAGAAGGAATGAAACAAAAGGACTTTGTAAAGATGATCAACAAACTGTTACGCGATATGTCGCACAGAGAACTGCAACCCGCTCATTTGGAGACGGTGTTCCGGAATAATGTGCAGACTGCGTATAGTGCCGGGATGCACCGAGAGATGGATAATCCTCTGATGCGTGAAGAGTTCCCAGCGTATGAGTATTTCAATGTCGGAGATGAGCGGTCGAGACCGAACCACAAGAAGATGAGCGGAGTATGGGCACCGAAAGATCATGCTGTATGGGATGCTTGGTGGCCCCCGAATGGTCATAATTGCCGATGTACGATAAGAGCGATTCACAGAGATGAGATGAAGAGACGTGGTTTGGACAAGAAAACGCCGGTAATACCAAATGTTCATCCTGATCCCGGGTTTGCGGGGAACGCTGGCAAAGAGATATATCGTGGGTTTTGACATGACAGTTTGGAAAGGATTTAACATGAAAGAGTTACCTGATACAGGATGGTTCTCTGATTCTGATGGGAATCTCTACATGTTCGCTCAAGGCGGCTGGAAACAATATAAGCGCCGTGATGGTGGTATGGGATGGAAAAGAGGAACAGGGAAGGATACTGACTACAAAACTGATGCTGAGTACAAGGCAATGCAAGCGGCAGGGAAGAAAGCCCAAAAAAGCGAGGGCCCGGAAGGAGCGGCCAGAGAAAGAGCAATGAAGAGGAGAATGGAGAAGAGCACCAAGAAGGAAAAAGTGCTAAAGATCTCAATGAAGAGAAAAGAGTCGGAGAAGAAACCAGAAGATAAGTACCAAATCGGAGAAGGAAAAAGGGCTAAAGATCTCAATGATCGCTTGGATAAAATGAAGACCGGGAAAACGGATAAAGTACCGAAATCAAAACAGCAGGTTGATAGATTAAAAGAGGCCATAGCGAAAATCAATAAAGAGGGAGCGAAATACGAAGCTGGAGAAGTTGATGGTAAACTCGCTAAAGTCGGTAGAGCATTAAAAAAAGCAGGCAAAATTGGCGCATTCGTCGTGGGCGGCGGCACATTGGAAACAAGCAGAGAAATAGGGAAAGTTGGAAAGAAAGCCGGTCAGCTCATGGGTAAAGCCGGAAAGGGAATAGGCAAGAGATTGCTTGACCCTGCTTTTCCCGAAGGGATGTATCGCCAAGTAGTTGATCCTGAAACCGGACGGATGCGTCGTGTTCTTGCTGGTATTAGTCCACCGACTTCTGCTGCAATCAAAAGCAGAATGAGAAAGGAAGCAGTAGGAGCAGGAAGAGCATTAAAGGGAGTAGGACGTGGAATCGCGGATGTAGCTAAAGTAGCCAAAGTTCCGTTAGCATTAGGTCGTGCTGGCGAGAGAATTGCAAGGGGCGTTGTTGCAGAGCCTAAATTCCAGTACACAGGACCGACTGCGGGTTTACGTGGTCAATCTATGCAGGAGTATCTTGGCGGAACTCTCGGTAAACCCACACAAAGATCATTTGGAAGAAAGGTTAAGGATTTTGTTGATGAATATCTAATCGGTAAGTCACCAGAGGGACCCGATTATGAAGGTATGAGAGCGTCCAGGACTAACAGAGTTATGGATGTTTTAAGGGACAGAGTGCGGCAGAAAGCCCATAAACGTATCCGTGGTATACTGCCGGAAGTCAGTGAAGAGGATTTAGGTGAACTCGATCTTAAAGCTCTCGCTCCGTATCTTAAATTAAGTGACGCTGGAAGAAAGTTACTTACATTTGCTACAATCACAGGCATTAAACCTCCGAGAGATAAGAAGGGCGATGTGGATGTAGACAGGGTACTTTCTGCATTAAAAAAGACAGCAGGAACGCAATTAGCTCCGTTGGAAGATTTCGGTGTTGAAACGTTAAGGAAGAAAAAGGGTGTAAGGTCGCTGAAGGAGTTGATTGAAGGAGTTCCTGCCCCAAAAAAGAAGAAAGGTTCGGCACCGAATTATGGATTATTTCAAGGGATTTCGGACAAGATAGATCAATCCGCCAGTGATTTAGTCTCTGACACTATAAGTGGCTGGAATAAAGGTGTTGACATGCCTTTAGCTGGCTATGGTTCTTTTGGGCTATGGTTGAAAAACAACAAAGAAATTATTATGAAAGGTGTTAAAGACGGAGCCATTGATGTTGCCTCTCCTATTCCTGGCATCAACAAAGTCATACCTGATAAGATTAAGAAGGCAAAAGCAGTTGGTGGCGCAGCCTCCGATATATACAAAGGTATCCTTAAACCTGCTGGCAAGATGATGGGTAAAGGGGCAGGCGATCTTGGCGTTAAATTAAAGGAATTCGTCAAGGATTTTGTACCGAATTACGACCGTGGATTGCCGATAGCTGAAGGCTGGTTACGAGACTTAATAGGTCTTGGTGCTGACATCGCAGAGGGTGTTGTGGGGCCGAGAGGCGTAGTTAAAGCTAAAGACCCCAAGCTCGGTAGGAAGAATGTACCAGACAAAGCAGAGATGCTGAAGAAAGTGGCATTGTTTGGTAAGGACCAACTTGGCGATGAAATGTCACAGTTCAGGAAGAACATGTAAGAGATAAAAAGAAAAGATGAAGACAAAGCCATGATGAAGGAAGAAGAGTCTATGTTGAAACGTGACATAGAGAGAGGCGATTACATACCTAAAAGTCAGAGAATGCCGGAAGGTGATGAATATCAAGCTGCTGATGAAGGCTTGAAAAGTATGCGTAGCGATTATGAAGATGCGATGCAAAGGAAAGCAGAAACGAGAGGACGAAAGAGGAGAGAGAGTAATAGACAGAGATCTTTAGATACTCCTACTCCGACAGTTCCCCCGAGTATGAGGAAGGTTCCAGACGTTCCTTATTCCCCGCCGAAAGAAACTGAAGACGAAGTACGGCGCAGGAAATGGCGTGAGAATTATCAAGCAGAACGAAAAGCTGATAAAGCTGCTGCATCACCACCAGGAAGAGGATTGGGGCCAGGCAGAGGTGCGGGTCCGAGGATAGGAGCTAATCAAGGCGGTGGATTCGCTCCTGCTGGCGGTGTCGGTCCTAAAGCTGTCGCAAGAAAAGGCATGCCAAAACCCATGCAAGTCAGGATTCCGGAGCCGAAGATTCCTATGGTACAGACTACTAAAAAGCGGAAGCCCGGAGTCAAGGCACCGAAGCCGAGGTTTGATAAAAAGCTCTATATGGGCTTAAAAGGCAAGAGGGCTTCTGAATGGTCATTCGCAGAAGAAAGCATTTCAGATAGATTGAGTAGACTGTTTGGTAACGTGTCTAAAGGCGTAAGCAGTGTTGGTAAGAAACTGGCAAAAGGCGTCGAGTATGTGAATCCGTTTGAAAAGAAAACCCCGATGACTAAAAGGAATATCGACATCAGAACTCATACTCCTCGAAAGCCGTTCAAATTGAGTCCTACGGGGGCTATATCTAAAGCCAGGAAACCGAAAGTATCTAAACCAGTAGTAGTATCTCCTGTTGGAATACCGGCAGACCCCTACAAAACTGGTGTGCCGCTGACAGAGTATGGGAAACGCACTGTTAGAAAAAAGAAGAAATCCGGATTCGGAGGATAGCATGGTATTTTTGAAAAGGTATGCTTTCAACCACAATTAAAGGTGTCTTAATAATGAGTAATATACCTAACGTACTTAGCGATCCTGATTGGGCTGCGGTAGATCCATTCGATGTTGAATGTTTTGAGCCCGGTAATTACCGTGGGTTGCCGTGGACTGGAGACATGACAGCTCAAATGGTCTCCAATTACAATAATCTCCCGGAGGATGTGACGTGGAGAGCTCAGACTACGGTCATAGACGCAAGTGAAGATAAGGCGGGAGAGACGGACATAGGGCATGACATCAGGGAATTGAAGAATCGTCAACGTCCGAGTCTCGGAGTTATCGAAAAGTTGAAGGAAACGGGCGGTAAAGTGGTGGCTACACTGAGGAATGTGCCGAAGTTCATGCACGATTGTATCAAGCGCGGTATATTTCCCAGTGTATCTCTCACCGTGTATCGTGATGGGAAAGATGAGTTTGGATTAGACGGACCAGTGCCCCGAGGATTGAGCTATCTTGGGGCAGAGCCACCGCAACTAAAGAAACTTCGTAAAGCGTTGGACATATTAAGTGAGGAAGGTGAAGATGTAACACGAATAAAAGGTATAACCTTTTGCGACACCGGAACGTGCGCGGGCGTTAATCCCGCTAAAGATATAAAGGGGAAATTAATCAGTTTTTCAACAACACTGAAAGGAAATGAGATGCCAGAAGAAACCACTGCTGCAATGGCAGCACCTCCGGTAACTCCTCCTGTTGGAGAACCTGCTGTTGATCTCGAAGGTCGTATAGCTGCGATGGAAGAGCAAATAGCTACGATAGTATCGCTTCTTGAAGCTACTATGACTGAGGGAGAACCAGTAGCAGACGAGACTGGAGAAGTCGAAACTCCGCAGGCTGAATTCGCGGAGTGGGTAATCGGTAAATTTTCGGAACTGGAAGGCAGGGAAGTGGCTTCAAGTAAAGAAGCCATTATTCAAGCTAAGGTCGCACAACTGCGCGGTAAAGGACTTGCAGTTGACGAACCTAAAATCCGTGAATTTGCGGAAAAAGTTGACGACATTGAAGCACTAATCATGTACTGTGATGCGTCAGCTTCTCAAATCAAGGTGCCATCAAAGAGCATCTTGACGTACAGTGATTCTGCTGGTAACGCCAAGACTATCGTAGCTATTCACAAAGAGATGTTCAGTGAGCATGGACAAGATGCCGCTTCACATCTCGATGAATATGCTGCGAAGTACGGTGTTTCCCGCGAAGAACTCTTGAAGTAAAGGAGGGATAAAATGGCTTTTGAGAATGTAATTTTTAGTTTTTCCCTGTGTACTTCGGGAGACCAGACAGGAAAAGTCAAACGCTTAGTAGACATGAGCGGTAAATATGGTGTACTCCCGTCTGCTGGTGCTATTGTAATGGGTGTGTGTCGTGACGTATTACAAGCAGCTACAAGCAGCATGGAAGTAGTAAACATCGGTATCGCCAAAGTTTACGCAGCGTCGTCTTATTCTGTTGGTGACTTGGTTACTACTGACGCTTCCGGACGTGCTACTAAGTACACTCCGGGAGAAGGTACAGCCAATTTCCATGTGGGTCGTTTGCTCAGCTCTTCAAGTGCTGCGGACGACGTGGTGTCAGTTCTTCTCCAACTCGGATACAACGAGGTCTAAAAGAAAGGAGTAACAAATGCCTAATATAAGTATGTTAAGGAATAGTTCTCCTTACTTGACCGGCTTCGCGTTAGCCTACTACGAGGAAGAAGCGTTCATGGCGGAAGATGTTATGCCGCCAAGAAATGTGCCGAATGATGTTGATGTGTATCCGACGTTCAACAATGATCAGTACCGGTACGATTCGACAAATACCGATCTGATGATGAGGTCGAACGATAAGAGCATCGCTCAAGAATTCGACATCGGGATCAGCTCCGGAACTTATCACTTGCAACTTTATCGTGAAAAGGTTATAGTCGGAGTGCTGGAAGGCGATGCGGCATCCACGAAGAACATCAAGCTCAAGGAAGCTAAGGTGCGTGGACTGAAGCATCACATGTCGGTTTATAAGGAGAAGAAATTCGCGGAATTTATCTTTGGAAGCGGCAATTACGCTACCGGAAATAAAGCCGCACTTTCTGGTTCTGCGATCTGGAACGCAACTAGCAACATGTTGGAAGCGGCGTTCTACACGAAGAACACTCCGAAGTGGACTGTACGTTCCGCAATCGACACGGTTCGTAAGACGAGCGGTGGAAAGATAGTCGATACGATGTGTGTTGGCGCAGCCGTTCACGACACCATTATGAAGCATCCTCACGTTCTAAAGTACATGAGCGATGCTACTGACTCAAGTGTCGAGAAGATTTACAGCTTTATCGCCAAGATGTTTGGCGTCGTGAATTACTACCCGTTGCTCTCTGTTTACAACAGCGCGATTGAGGGTAGTGATGACGATATGTCTGATATTGGTGGTGCGTATGTGGCACTGCTTTATCAGCCAACAAACTCTTTTTACGAATTTGACGCGCCATTCGGCGTCATGTTTAATCGTGAAAGTTTCCCGTCTGTCGCTGAATGGATTGATGACGACAGAATGGAAGCAACGGTAGTTGAGAATAGGGAAATGTACTCGCACGAAAGTGTGAGCGATGTTTCAGGATTTCTCATGACCACGGTTGTTAGTTAAGTAAAACAAGGTTGCCCGTCTCTTAATCGGGGCGGGCAGCCCTTTACACTGACGAACGAGCAGTACAAACCACAAAAGGGGAAACTAAAAATGAAAACCGAATACGTACAAGAGAAACTGGAGATCGGAGAAAATGGCTGTTATCTTGTAAATCAGCAAGGTAAAGCCATCCATTCCATCTTTTGTGATTTGTTTCACACTTTTCTCAATGAAGGTTTCTTGGGATCAGATCAGCAAATTGCTGATTTTCTCCAGCTTGAAAAACTCAAAGACCCTGCTTTTACTCCTGCCGATATGGTCAAGGATTGGCGTAGGCAGATAAGCGAAGGACCCGATTTTTACACTAAACACAAAAAACCACTTCGGATTGGTACTGTCCTTAAAACCCCAAAAAATCCTCTTCTTCCTGCTGATATGGCCGTAGCTACTTTTCCTGAACTTACTAAAGATCTAAAACTGACCGGCGATATGCAGATATTATGGGTTTCAGATGTAACCGATCCGAACATGGATATGCTATTGACTCCGGGAATGGAGCTTAGCCCTCACATTCAATCAGCGCATAAAGCAAACTGGCACGCTAATAAACACAAATCGCATGGATTTGGTAAAGGAGTAAACGAGTTAAAAGGAAGTCATAAAGGCAAACCGTGCTTGATTATCGGTAACGGACCGAGCCTTGAAAAGCAGCAAGACACCGTTAATGCGTTGTTGAAAGATAAACGTGATTTGTGCGTTATCGGGGCTAACCGAGCCGCAGATTATTTCGATCCTCAAGCGTTAGACTATCTCGCAATACTGGATTACATAGACAATTCCAAATGGGGTGGAAATATTACTCGGTCAATATTGGAAAAGATAACTGCTATTTGCTGGACTAACGTGCATCCGTGGGTGAATCGGGCATTTAAGAATATTCACTGGATGACTGACCAACACAGAAGTTCTTTCCTTGAAGAAAAAGAAGATGTTGATTTGGCTCAGAGAATCGGGACGGTAGGATGTGGCCCTAACGTGGCTCACTGGATGCTGTCATTCGCGTACAAGATTCTCGAAGCTGACCCTATCATAATGATAGGTGTCGATCACGCTTACACTTTCGGCAATATCCATAAAGATAAACCACTGACTAAAGCACAGGTAGAACTTCCGAATACCTGTTCGGCATTGGATTTCGAGTTTGATGTCAAAGATCGGGTTACTTTTACCGATATTCGCTTGAAGCGACAAAATAGGGTCTTAAACGGACTTTGCGCATGGATTGCTTCCGGAGGGTGGCCTGAAGGATCTCGACGCAGGGGAAGGGTCATTAACTCAAGCGAATACGGATGCCCGTTGGAATTCGCGGAGCAGACGGACTTGATTGACGTATTGAGAGAGCTCAATGGCCCAGAGTATCTTAACCAGAAAGGGGAATAGCCATGTACATGATCTTCAAAGATGTCTGCAAGCTGGATTTTCACAATCCATTGCTTAAACCGCTCCTCCCGAGAAGGCAGGAGTTTAAGAGCGGTCATGTCTACGAAATTGCCGACGACATCGCTCATTGGCTAATTCGGCAAGGATTAGCGGTTGGTCCAGCCAAGCCGCGAAGAAATCCTGTCGTGATTCCTAATCGACCAGACGTTGTTCAAATTCAACGGGAGATGGATAAGGCTAAAGAAAAGGATCCGGAAGATGGGCTTAAAGAAGTTGAGCTTCCCGAGACTCCTGCTCTTGTTCCCGAAATCAAGGTAGATAAGAGGACAAAGGCTTATAAGGATTCGGTTAAGGAGTAAATAGATGAAAAAGTGTGACAAGTGTGAAATAGAAAAACCGGAGACTGATTTTTCTAAACGTAAATCATCGAAAGATGGTTATCGAGGAATATGTAAAGATTGTAGAAATAAACAAGCGCATGAGTGTTATATGCGTAATCCTGAAAAATATCGTAAGACGAGAAACGCATGGCATAAATTACATCCAGAACGTACACGAGAGATTGCTCGAAAATCTTATCGTAAAAACGAAAAAGCGCGTCGGTATAAATATGATTTGATAGCAAGTCCGGCAAGGGCTAAACTCGCCAGAGCTGTTAAATCAGGTAAGATGATAAAGCCTGATACTTGTGAATTTTGTGGCAAAGCGTCAAAAATAGCAGGCCATCACGAAGATTACAGTAAACCACTGGAAGTAATCTGGCTTTGTTATTCATGTCATAAACAACTTCATGTTGATAAAAAGGAGGTTGCTTAAATGACTATGTATACTGATTATGCCACAGTTATAAAGCTCTTGGATACGGATGCAGTCAAGTATCTTACGGACGATCCAGGCGTGGGAGCTTATGCAAGTGGTGTTGTGAACGAGGCGATAAAGTGGAGTTCAAACAAGATTGATGGATATTGTGCCGCTAAATACAGTGTTCCGTTCTCCACTACACCAGAAATGATTGCTGATTTATCAGCAGACCTCGCAATTTTCAGGCTGTATGCTCGCAGAAGTTTTCGTGTACCGACTATTTTGTGGGAAAATTATCAACTGAATATTCGGACACTGGAGCAAATTGCTAAAGGTGTAATGTCGTTACAAGACGGAACCGTAGTTATTGGAGGCAGTGCCCAGTTACAAATTGATGGGGATCTTCAAACAGACGGATCAGGTTTAAGTTTCTCGGGCGAGGATAATTTTCAGGGATTCACCGGCTTTTAGGGATTTTTGAATGGTCTCCTTTGGTGGCGTAGATGCTACTGGTGCAAAAGTGTTGATAGATTCCGCTGTCGAAAGAGCGCGAGATCTATCAGATGCACTACATGTTGTAGGGCGACGCGCTGTTAGCGAAGTAAAACTGAATTTTCAAGAAGGCGGAAGAGTGCCTGATGGATGGACTGATTCTTGGAATGTTACGCAAAGCGGATACGTAAAGCCCGGTAAATGGCACATGTTAAGTCCGAGCACAATTCTTGCAAGGCGTAAGCAGGGAAGCGGTCATAAAATTCTAATCGACACAGGGATTTTGATGAATTCAATCACGTACAGAATCGAAGGCAATACGCTGTTAATAGGCACAAATGTTCCCTATGGCACTTATCATCAACATGGCACAAACCACATGGCTGCAAGACCCTTCCTGACCTTTTTACAGGAGATTATTAGAGAATTTCAAGGGACGTTTCAACGATTGATTGAAGGGAGAGAAATATAATGGCTGTTGACAGAACTAAAGTCGAGGCAGGTGCAGTAGACTTATACGCAAGCGGCATAGTCCTGTCTGCTCTTGAGCCGGGTATGGTGGATTTTGACATCGGCATCCAGTTTACGGAGCTGTTATTCGATCATACCGGAGCCTGCCCCGTGGATCTAATTCTGCTTGGATTCAAGCCGAAATTGACAGTAGGAGTAGTGCAGGTCAGCGATGAGACATTTTTGAAGATGTTCCCGTATCTAACGAGGGATTACACTTCGGCTACTGATTATCAATATCAGATTGGATTTGGTGTCAAGCCGGGCACACTGCTTTCCACGTATGCGAAAAAATGGAAGTTCGTAGCCAAGAATACCGGGCAATTAAATGCTGTGATTCAGAAAGGTATTCCCGTGGCTGCCAGATCTATCAGCTTCGCAGCGGGGAGAAAACGGATAATTGTCGTCACAGTTTACGGCATTGTTGATTTCGACGCGACTAATTACGAGCTCGGGAGCCTTGGGCCGGGAGCTGCTTGATGAGATTCATCGAGAACATCTTGTCTTGGTTCTCCAAAGACAAAATATACATAGATGATCCTGTGAAGATACTCACGAACAAGAGATTTCTTCGTATGCGGTCTGATGAACAGAAAAGATTGATTACGGAGACCGTAGAGCAGACCAAAGAAGTGACCACGGAAATAGCTTTATTGGCCCATTTCTACGGCATCAAACCGTGGGAACGGGATAAGCTGACGAAGATTCAAAAGGCTGGACTGCTTTGGAATATTCCTGCTGTCAGAGGTTTAGAGGTATACATTTCTAAGCAAGGAGAATCAGCAACAGGTATGGGAGTAATTCTTGATAGGCTCGACCCGACGAAGGCTAAAGAAGGCATATCCTATGCTGACTTGATTTCTATCAAATCGGACGCGCAGAAAATGAAAAAAGATTTAGGAGTGTAGATATGGCTATTTCACATACTAAAATAGAGACTGCTCTGGCGTATATTAGTAATATATACTGGACCAATTACGAACTGTGGAAGGGCGATACAAGCGCAACTGGCGGTACGTATACCGTTATTCCTGATGTCAAGTTACGTACAGATGGTGATAGTATATTTGACGACGACGATTACGAATTGAAATGGTGGGAAAAGGGGTTACAAGGGCTGACACAATTAGATACATCATATACGTCTAATATGCAAATAGCCGCTAATCTGTTTGACAGCTACTTGACTGATGTTGGCGCAGAAGAAATAGATTATCCGGGTGTTACTCCTACTTCTATAAACGTGCTTTCTCGTCTTATTAGTGCTATGATAGCTGATAGTGAAAGCATGACGCAGAGCGTATGTACTGTCGGTACTGTGACTTTTAACGGTGCAGCGAGTACGGGTGTCGGCAGTTTGAGTGAATTCGCTTCAGGAGCTTTAGGGGGTGTGGTCAGTACGATAATTGATAACCAGAAAATATTAAACGGTAACGATTTTAGGCTGCTTTGCAC